ACAATCCTTAAAGTGAGGGTCTTCAGTGTAACTATACACCACATTAGCAGGGTCTACATAGCTAATCTTAACACCTGAGCCTGGTAAAAACTCATGCTTTGCCATAGCCACCCCCAATACGGTTAAGTCATAATCAAACCTTTTTCTTAAATCAACATACTTATTATTTTCAAATAAAGTGTCAATAGCTTCTTCTTGTGCTAACTCAATAGCAGGCTTATAATTCATTTGCATAAATAAAGCTAACTCTTCATCAGACTCGGGAAGTTGGTCGGGTTCAACAGTAAAAGGGTCAAATCCCATTTTTTTAATATCTTCAAGCATCGGTCTAGCAGCCATCTGACCTTCAATCATGCTTTGATATTTACTACGCTTAGATTGTGATAAAGCATCTTGTGCATAAGCATTTACTTTAAACAACCTGTCAGCCATACCGTTTACAACGATATCAACAAACTTAGGAAGTATCGGAACAGGTGTCCAATCTAAATTTAAATAAGACAAATCTCCATCAACAGCTAATTCATTTTTATATTTAGCTATTGACTGTTCCCCTCTTGCATATAGTCTTAATCTATTATACTCACCCCACTGATTATAGAATCTGCATCTATTACTATCTTTTCTAAACCACTCATACTGTATAGCTTGACCTATCTTTAATCCATATTCTTCGGTGGCTTTTTCTGCGTCTGAAACAAATTGACTAGGAAACTCTTGAGAATTGATACTTATTTTAACATCTTTCATCTTTTTAATTCGCTTATTATTCCACGGTTATTATACCTTGCAAAGTTAATACTTATTTTTGATTGTTTTTTTTCAGGGGTGTATAAATGCCTTTGTGTAGCCATTATAGCTAGTCCTGAACTAATTGTTGCGTCAAACTTTGTTCGATTGTTAATATCAAACTTTGCCCAATCCTCTAGTGTTCTGGTAAATATCATTGAGCCTATTATATCATCATCTCTATATGTTTGTGTCAAATCAAAGCCTACATGTTTTTCTATATATGATTCAATAGCCGCAGCATGAGCTTGTTTTACATCTTCTGAACTGTTTGGTATACCGCCTAACTCTTTTTCCGATTTTGAAAGTTTAATATAATTTTTATCAGGTCTGTTCATTGAATATCCTCTATAGCCCCTGTTCTTAAAATGATACAATAATCGAGGCTTGTTATTCTCAACTAGAATGGGCATTCCATAAAAAACACACGCCATCAGAACTTCTTCAAAAAATATTTCTGCAGTTTGAGGTCTTGCAACATATTCTAAAAAAAACTCGTTAGATGGTGCTTTCTCCATATTAAATTTAGTCACCCCATGTAAAGCTCCATTAGAACCGCCACCCCCTACTGTTCCTGATATGTCATAGGAGTCACATCCAAAAGCTCCTAAATGCTCATTGCCTGGATACTTTATTCCTCTCTTATCAATAGAATTGTTTTGCAAAGCAGGCTCCGGTATCCAAGATATTTTAAATCTGCCACTAGGATTAGGTGTCCATATAACTTTTGAGTCTTTTATTCCATCCTTCCAACTAAAGCTACCTCTAGTCACATGTTGTTCTATTATTAAAGAATCATTATAATCTATTTGTTGATATATTTTTGTTAAGTTAAAAATAGAAGCTTTGCTCTCATCCCTAAAAGCATGTGATTCAGTTCTAGGAAACTGACGATAAAATTCATTCAAAGCATCTGCATCATTTTTTAAAGACTCTACTTCAGCCTCCCAATAATTTATTGCACCATTATATATCATTTCTTTATCAACTCCTAACACCTCTTGCTTTGGCTTATCTAAAACAGGTGCACCATATATATCAATAAACCCCTCCATGTTCCACTCCATAGGAATAAAGAGAGAATACATTCCGCTTTTTGTTTGACCATTAGCATTTCTGTTTTCTACATTTGAATCTTCAAATAATTTTTTAAAATTACTACCACCCTTATCTAGTGAATTAGAAGTAGAACCCATCAAGCATTTACCAATAATCTTACTACCTAATCTTAGACATGTTTTTGTAACTCTCCAATTGTTTAAAATATTATTAGGCTTTGACCACTTACCACTTTCATCATGTACTAACAGCAAAAGTTTTTCACCATCATATGAGTTGTCATCAGTATTCTTCCAATCGATAGTGGTATCTAATCCATATAGCTCATCATTAGCAACATCATACATATTTTTTTTTGTAATTTTTGATGCAGGAACTCTAAACGCTAACTCTGTTTTTGGTTTGTCCATACCATCTTGTATGGGTTTAAAAAAGAATGGCAACCGAGTAGATATAGGAACTACTTTGTCTGTAAACATTTTTTTAGCATCAGAACCTGTCTTTGACAATATGCCTACTCGGGAATCTTTTGCTAAAGTACCTGTGTTTACACATTCAGAAGAGCCCATGTATGAAAAGCCTGACCTTCTAATTTTTAAATATATCATTCCAAAAGAACGACTATCAGCTCTACATGCTTCCCAAAAAATAAAAAATATTCTGTTAGCTTCTCTATAATCAGGATATCCCACATCAATACTTGTCCATTGTAAATACATATAGTGTGACCCTGTTATGTAAGTAGGCTTGCCATTATTCATAAACCAAAAGCCATCTTCTCTTTTGTCAAACTCATTTTCAATATAGTCAACCCATCTGGACTTAAACTCTTTTGGAGCATCATTCCACTGAAAGATTGACTGTATCTTAGAAAGACTTTTAGGAAGCTCAGCTCTTTCCCAATATTGTTCTGTAGTCTTGGCACTACGGCTGAAGCATTTTTTTGGAGATAGTGGCAGTCCTATATTTAATCCTGAAATATTTATAACCTCACCTACCTGTCCGGTTTTTGATATGTTAACAAAGTCATATTTTGTATTATATCCATACCGCCAAGTTCGTCCTCTATTTTTATTAGTAAGAACTCTTTTGGGGATATAGTTATCTAAAACTTTATATAGTTTACTTTGAGCGTCTTTCTGCAAAACCTTGTTTAGTATCTAAGTTAATATTTGAACCCAATGCTTTTAAACTCTCCTCCTCATTATCGATTCTATTTAATATTTCAAACGCATCAAATATGGCAAGTTTTTTTGTTGCGGCTGCATTTTTTAATCTATCAGCAGCCAACTCATCTTCGGGGTCAGGTTTAATTATTTCTTCTTTTGCAACTTTAATTAGTTGTCTTACCGCTTTTCTTCCTGCCTCAATAATCTGTTTCTTTAGTTCTTTTGAATCCATCTTTTTTTCGATTATATTTTTTTTTGCTCTTATGAACCTTAGGCTTAGTATGTTTCCAAAAATCTTTTACATCAACTTTTTTCCACTCAAACTTATCACTCATAACTTTAATGTTATTTGATGGTCATATATACGATATAGTAATTCACCATCTACATAAAACTCATATTCGCTATCTGGATTAAAAGCCACTCTATCTCCATTTTTTATTCCTTGTGACTTTAAATATGTATTAGCATATTTCATTTTACCTATTAGCGGCTCATATTTACAATTCTTTTGAATGTACATGTTTTGTTCTACAGGTAATGGCTTTACAAAACAATACCTGTCATATGTTTTCCACCCTTCTTTATTTTTATACAAAAAAAACTGCTCGCTGTCAATCAAAAAAATATCGTCTTTAAAAAAACTTCTACCACTCTTTTGTCTACCATACATGTCATTATAATATTTAAAAACATTATGATGGACTAATAGTGTATCTCCTTTTTTGATAGGACCTTGGTAGCCTAAAGGTGTTTCAACAACAATAGCTTCACGATTAGAAAACTTGTGGTCTTCTTGCGAAGAGCTAACAACAAACTCTACTCCACCTATTTCTTTTGTATTAGAATATCTTTTATTGCCTTTTGGTTTGACTATAAAATCTGTAGGCGACTTCATTCAAAAAAAATATTATACTCAATTGATATCGGCATTGTGTCTGTAAATGCTTTCCACAAAACTATCTCATCTCCTTTTTGTATCCATATTTTTATTGCTCCTTCATCATTTTTAATTAGATGAATTTTATAAGAGCCATTAAGAACTTCCTGTCCTACAATGTAATGCATAGCTCCTGACTTATAATCAGGACCTATAGAAATTTTTCTTATGTCCATTTTATTTAATTTATATTTATATATTTATATCTTACTTGAAGTTTTATTGTTGCTTGTCCTACAAAATTTTGAGTGGTAAATCCTGTTATCAAAACTCTAGTTCCATCAGGACTTACAGATACAGGATAATCAGTTCCCCCAAAAGTAGGAGATATTGTAAGCTTGGATATAGTGTTTACTGATAACTGCGGCAAGCTCTCAGTACCTATTCCTACATCACTTAAAAAAGTAA